AGCGCACTACGTTCGGGACGTAGGGGTCGGGCGTTCGAGTCGCCTCATTCCGACACTGTAAAGGATAAGCCACTGAAAGTCAGTGGCTTATCTCATTTTAAGCAAATCCGCCGGGACGAAATCGGGACGGGAATTATTAACCATTTGTTTCTGCTGTTAGCAAAAACAAATAAAAAAAAATGTCCAAAATCCAAGAAATCAAGAGTTACACACCACCTATATTACATACGGGTAAAGATTGGTACATTGACTTTTACGCATTCAATCCTGTTGACGGAGTGATGAAACGGAAAAAGATCAAACTGAACTTCATCAAATCCGTTAAGGAAAGAAGGGCATACGCCAAAGGATGCATCAACAGACTATCAGAAAAACTCGCAACAGGATGGAATCCTTGGATTGAGCAAGAATGCGGCAACGCCTTTCTACTGTTCAAAGATGTAATAGACAAATACCGCACTTTTCTCGCCAAAATGCAAAGGGACGGGAGATACCGACAAGAAACGATCAAATCTTATAGCTCCTACCTTCGTAATATGGAAATCTTCAATGAAGAGAAAAAGGTCCCTATCACCTACATTTACCAATTTGATAAGGATTTTTGTGTTATGCTGCTTGACGAAGTGTATATAACTAGGGATAACACTGCATTTACGCGCGATAACTATCTCGGTTTTTTGAAGTCTTTTTCCACCTTCTGTCTGAACCATAACTATTTAACACAGAATCCAACAGCCGGGATCAGTAGTCTGGGAAGAAAAGGGAAAAAAAAGCTACGCAACATCCTGCCACCGGAAACACTTGCAAAAGTGAGCGACTACTTAAAGAACCATAACCCCTATATGTTGCTGGCAAGCTATATTCTATACTATTGTTTTATCCGACCGGCGGAAATGGTAGGATTGAGATTAAACGATATAAGTTTGAAAAAGCAAACAATATTCGTATCAGACAATATATCAAAAAATCGCAAAGATGGCACTATTACATTACCATCAAAAGTCATACATCTCATGTTGGACCTGCACATTTTCAACAATCCCGGTGATTATTATTTATTCTCTGACGGGTTTCGTCCCGGTAAAACAAAAAGATCTGAAAAAATGTTCCGGGACTGGTGGGCACATCATCTCAGAAAAGATTTAAAGCTTTCCGCCCAATATAAGTTTTATTCCTTAAAAGATACAGGTATAACGAATATGTTACGACATTATGATGTGTTAAGCGTACGTGACCAAGCTCGTCACAGCAGTATATTGATGACAGATATTTACACGCCTCATGATATACAGGAAGCCAATGATCTTATAAAAAATTATCAAGGAGATTTTTAGTAAGCAGATATCAAGCGGTTACCCGTCGCTGGGCCGCTTGATATTCTAAAAAAAGTAAAATATGAGATTTTATTTATTATCCTCAATCTTCGCTTTGATTTGTTGAAGTAATCTAAAAGCTCCGGCCATCTTATAGTTGCCCAGACATTGCTTGGCTTGCATGATACAGGATTCAACAGTAAGTTTCAAATCCGGTGTGAAAGCGGATTTGTTAATCTGCATTTCTTTGGGAAGTTCATCAGCATGGTTGTTGAACCATACGATCATTTCATTCAATTCCTCTTCGGAATAAGATTCTTTTTTTTCAGCCATAATACATAAGTTAATGTTAGTTCCGGCAAAGATAACAAAAATAGCCCCGACTCATCACGAGCTGGGGCAGTCCAATTTATAAATTTAAAGTCTTATGATGAAGATTGTCTATTGCGCCAATGCTTTACTATCAGCATAACGACAATCAAAACGGTTACACAAACACAGGCAAAACCAATTTGTTTAAGCAGCGTGGATTCTTTTTTCTCTTTTATGGTTTCTGATCGCTTTTTTTCATAAATATCAGAAGTAATATCCTTATCGGCTTTCACCTCCGTACTGTCTTTGGTTGCAGTTTCCTTCTTTCTATTTTTGCTGAAATCACCTTCTATATGCCCATCTGCCAGTAACGGAGGTTTATCGGTCAGACTGTCGGGCGGCTTTCGGGTATCATAGATACGAAAATCAATCACATAGTTACTATTAGTGGTAATAAGTTCGCTCAAAGAGGTACTTGATCCGTGTACGATGTTGACAGATTCACTGGCGCTATCTTTGCTGATTACTTCTACATCGGACTTGACAGCCTTATGCGAGCTGCCACATGATCCGAACAGCAGGAACAGACACATGAAGGGAGCCAGTAATATATGTCGGCTTACCCAGTTCATAACTCTAACCAACATAAGAGATATCATTTATGCGGTTCATCCACCCTCTCTTAAATTTATTATTGGTCGGACGCTTGCGGCATATATCCTCGATAAAATCAAACCGTGCAATCTTGATCTGGTCAAACAGTTCACGCGGATTACGGGAATTAACTGCGGCAATGGTCTTGGGACCTACAATGCCATCCACTGTAACACCAAGCAAGCGTTGAGGAATCTTAATTCCGTGCGCACCGGATGCCCAGACCCAATCAACCAATATATCAGCAACTGATTGCGATTTTATCTCATCAGCCTTCCATCTGTCCCAGTACATGGTTTTCAAGATTTCCGTCCATTCCTCTTTTGTGAGATTTTTCAATCTTTCAACTGTAGGCTTGGAATATCCTTTCTTTCGGCAATATGCCTCATAGGTTCCGATAGTCACTCCCATATTGGTAGCCCCTCCCAAATCGTCAGGGTCATTTACAAAACCGCCTTCCCATTTCAGAATAAACGGTGCAAGTTTTCTTACGTCAGCCATTTTTCTTTTCCTCTTCTTTAATTTTAATCTTGTCAACTAGGTAGTTAAACTTGGTGTTCACATACACCGCCACCCCGAATATGCTACCTGCATAAATCAGGCATTGGGCGAAGAACCACAAAACCGAGTCATGTATCTGGCCGGTCGGCTCCACGATAAATCCAGCGACAGACAGACTAACACCTGCGATCAACATACCCACCGCCGTACAAATCTGTACATCTTCTTTAGTCTCCTTTTTCATATCTCCTGTTTTTTTAAACAAAGAACGCTCTACTATTCGAAATGCAAAAAGACAAAAAAGGATATGATTATCTGTGGGGGATAATCCATTTGTAAAAATTATTATCCTCCAGCAAAAAAATCCTTTAGCTTTGACAAAAAAAATCAGTGCGACAACACTCCTCTAAAAAAAACGACCAATCATGATAACAAATTGATCGGTTATGCCCAAGGGCTAAAAATAAAATATAAAATAGATAGGATATCTATGAAATCTATCAGAATCTGTATTTTTTAGCCAGGAGAACCGTTTCTGCCATGATTTTATTTTACACTGAATACCGTTCTCGATGGTGCTTCTTATTAGCTCGCATCAGATCTTTAATCATGGTTTCGTCCATCACCTCGGAATAAATCTGTGTGGTTTTGACTGAAGTATGCCCCAGCAATCGCTGGACTGTCGTAATCGGAACACCTTGATGCACCAATAAGGTGGCACATGTGTGGCGGGCGGTGTGGAAGGTGAACTTCTTTTCAATGCCGGCGGAACCGGCCAGCTTAGTCAATGTTCGGTTGGTTTCGGAATTACAGCCTAACGCCGCCAGTTCTTCAATCCGGTCGTACTTATGCAAGATTTTCAATGCCTTACCGGAAAATAAAAGATAGAGCGGAATATTCAACTTGATACCGGTCTTGACACTATTCAAGCACAACCATTCATGCCCGTCAATGCTCACCAGATTCTTGTAATTAAGTTGGCAAAAATCCGAAAATCGCAGACCGACATAACAACAAAAAAGAAAAGCATCTAATATATGCCTATGGTTGGGATACTTCTCATCAACTTGTAACCGTTCCAACTTCTTCAGCTCATCCGGCAACAGGAAATGATGTTCTTTTTTTTCTTTTTTCAACTTATATTTTTTAAATGGATACGCTTCTTGTGTAATATATCCCTGATTGATTGCTTCATTGACAAGTGTCCGTAATTGGCGCATGTGCTTATGGATAGTATTTACCTGCAACCCTCTAATTCGAAGAAAATTTTCAAAATCTTTTAGGAAAGTATAAGTCAGATCTGAAAAGTCGATTATAGTACGAAATTCTCTCAATAATGTCACTGTAGTCATCATATTATCCTTCGTACTTTGTCTGCGATCTGAAGTTTCTATAACTGTTTTTGCAAATTTGAGAAATGACACAGAAGGACGTATTCCTTTTCTGACCGCCTCTTTCAAAAGTGATAATGTTACTTCAACCCCTCGTTTCCAATACCCTAGTTCTATGGCTTGCAGCTCTAATATATGCTCATATAACATTGCGTTCAACTCATTTGACTGAGGATGGTTAATGACTTGTGCCCCCTCACGACTCCAGCATTCAGGCTTGAGGTAAACATTGGTCTTCAGGTAGATTTTCCTTTGATTTAAATAAGCTTCAACCTGTACAAGGGCCGTGCCTTGCTTATTCAGTTTCTTTTGGCGGTTAAAGACCAACCTGTATCGTATCTTCTCTAGCATATTTTTATTTTAAATTTAGCTATTTCCTCCAAAATAATCAAATTCGACAATATTAATCTTATAATCTCGACCTGGGAGAACTTTTGCCACTTTCGACAAATACTAATAAGGGATTAACAAGGAGAACAGCATATTTTGATTTAATTCAAGGCAAATTATACAAGATAGCATATAAAGAGGAACTACATGTATATAAGCCTGTAATATGCTTACTATATGTGCTAAGAAGTGGAATATCGTCTTGCTATGTAGCTTCATTAAGTGGGTATCGTAATGGAGTTTCCCATTTTAAATTGATATGTGGAAATGATATCCAATTTAAGCTGTATCAAAAGTTGAATAGCGCTAATTATTTTGACTTCATGCTGGAATGCCCTGATAATTCAGCTGGCATTATGGAGATAAAAGCCATGATTGATTTAACGGTTATTGAAACGACAGAACCATTAAGTGATTGGCAACAAATAGCAACAAAATAATAGCATAAGTTGAGAGCTGGGAGAACTGATTGGTACGGCTACGGCTAATAAGGATGGATTAATGCCTGCCGGACAGGTATTTACTAGCCCTAGTCGTGCTTTAAATGCTGGTCAAGTATGCCTATTATCTACTTCTGAATATAGCGTTGTATATAATGTTGTCGTTTGGCATCCATGGAGAGGAATAGCATCATATCACATATTGTTATCTAATGATTCTAGCAAAGCGACATATAAAGTTATAGCATTGTCCAATTTATCATCACAGAAATTTTATGTTACAATAAGTGACGACAAGACTATAAGTATTTATTTGGAAAATAATTCGGAAGGTCCAATGAATTTATCAATACAGCCAGTTACCAGTTTTAGAACTACTCCTGTGATTGCAACATTGCCGGAAGATGCAATTGAAGTTGTTGTTGAATAATAATTATACAATTCATGCTAAAAATCAGTTCTCCCAGCTCTCTGTTTAGATAAAATCCATGTTAAAAAGAGAGTACACGAATCGTAACTATAAGGTCATAATTTATAGCAGTTATCATAATCTGATTATCCTTTAGTGATATAGATATAATTTTATCAGCACTAGAGAATATCTTCGTAACAATGCCGGTAGAATCAACATAAATCATCATTTCTCCGTCATTATGGCTGACATATACGAATTCATTGGTAGGAGCACCTATACTAAATGATACTCCTAGCCGTATTGTTTCATAATATTCAGTTCTTTTTATTCCATTTGTTGGCAGAAGTCCTCCCAGCTCTGAAAAATCGTTATTTTTTTGTCAAGATATAGGGATTACTTTCAAATAAGAAGGAAGTGTTTCAACTGTTTTACTATCTAGGTCTATCGATTCTCTTGATTGAATAATAAATTCTGATCCATCTCCGTCTAGACCTATCAAGCCTAACCATAACTCATGCATATTTGTTTCTGGATTACGGCCAAGATACAATTTAACATTGTCGTTGTTGCCCAAAAATCTAGTAACAGAAATTGGTTCATCTCCTTTCCAGTCTATAGCTATTAATGATCCAAGATTGGATGCAGGAGAAGCGCCAAATATCAATGCGACATAATGATTGTACCAATATTTACTTTCAACTAATTTTGTGTATCCTTTAAAAAAACGTCTTCCCAGCCTTTTTTTATCTTCGACCGACATTAATCCGCTTTTATTGCCCGTAGCAGTCCCAATCAGTTCTCCCAGGACTTTCGCGGCAGCCGAAGAAGATGTTAAAGTTGGGTTCTTGGAACCGTCCAAAGTACGGAGCCAAGAGAAGGTGTCGGACTGGGGCAACTGGTCCTCAAACTCATCTGTTCCGGCTGCCGCAGCGGCAGCAAATGTTGATATTTCTGATGCAGCGGAAACAATCCGTGCGGAAACTAATTCTGTCATCTCATCGACGGTCACCTGTCGTTCTTTGCCGTTTTTATCCACAGCTTTAAAGCCAACTATATTATTCAAGTCCATAATGCAAATTTTAAAATTAAAACAAATACTTCACCCATGCAAAATAATTACTGTTCTCAATATAATTCGGATCATCCTCGTTGGAATATGCCTCCCTCTCAAATGATACCGTCTTATACGCCCTGCCGGCATCCTTCAACCGTACCGCCCTGACCAGCCACTCCACACCATACCAGAGATAGAATGCCAGCCCGGCCAGTACCAGCCACCAGGCGGAAAGGTCAAAACACAACAGCAAGATCCAGATAACTGTACCGGTGGCAACTGCCATCTCAACCCATTGACGGGCGTGGGTACACTCATGGTTTCTCACTTTCTGAGTGATTTTCTCTTCCGGTCGCTTGCTTAAAACAAACGGACCGATTGTTATCGTATGGCAAGAACTGAACGCAAGCAGCACCTTTGCCAGAAGGTTGTTACAATATACCTTTTTCATAGCGTTTCTATTTCTGATTCAAGTTCAGCAATATGGTTGTCTATACACGTATTCACCTCGTCATTGAAGTTCGCTATATCCAGTTCCACACATCCGGCACTTGACCGGGCGCTACTGTAGATACGGACATAGCCTCCGTTATTCAATGTATTTTTCGCCAGCTTCAGTTTCGCCAGTTCGTCATTGATTCGGCTGGCGCGTTCCAAATTCTCAATCTTCATGTTGTTCCTCCTTCTTTTTATCCAGATAATCATTCAACGAATCGGCCAGCAAGCCGGACAACATAGGGGTAGAACGTCTTATGATATCCACCTCCTCTTCGTCAAGTTCCACACCATCTACAGTCGACTTGAAGATTTTCTCCGCAAGGAGATGCGCCTTCAAGCCCGCTACGTTCTTATATATCCAGTCACCGAAGGCCTCAGTGATGTTACTGGCTATAAGCTTTTCTTTTTTAATCCCATCATAAATAGGGAATTGTGCAAAATTTATTCTCATACTTTATATTTAAATTATCCGCAATAAAACATAACCCAATAATTACCCATACACTTAATGAAGCCGGATGCAAAATCCAAATCAATATAAGACACCTCCTGTCCTCCGGGAGCAGGCAGGATCCGTCCTCCTGTCAATCTTACTCCGCCGCTCATACGTTTGAAGTATATAGTATGTCCCGGAACATCCGGAGGAAGTGTCACTTCTATATTGCCCGTATTAATAAACATCACATTATCATCATTGTTATTCAGGGGAGTGCTGACGGATATGTTCCTCCAGTTGCCAACTATGCCACGAAGAGAAACATAGCTGTCATTGTTCGGATGAAGGAAAATGTTACCTCCCTCCACGAATAGAGGAATGCTTGGAGTCTTGATGTGCATCCCGATCATGACATTTGGACTCTGTATGTCAATTCCAGCATCATACTTAATCCCTTCAATGGTGACAAACTGCGTGTTTCCCCCGATTCTTACGTTTGCAAATGTCCTTTCGTTATAAAACTCAATTTGTCCGGCAGACAGATTGAAACCGACGTATTTATTTGTTTCATTTTCATAAAGGATCTTTGAGGACAACATCCCCGAAGCGATGGAGAACGGACCGATACGTCCTCCTTCTATGTCCATATTAATGCCATGAATATAACCGGATTCGGAATTCAGTATCAGGTTGGGCACACCATTGGTTGACTTCTGTGATTTTATATCTCCAAAAGGTATGCCGTTGGCATCCATTCCTTTATATGTGAACATGAATCCGCATATATTGGCTCCTGTAGCAAACAGGGTGTCAGTGGCGATATTAACAAACTTCTGCATGGCTTCCCAATTGGAATCCCCGTTGACAGATGTAGGGGCGGCGGTTACACTGGCACCATAGTTCCGCACAAGGAAATTATAATACACGCCATTGAACTTGTAGATGATCTTGTCACGATAGCTGGCGTTCCATACATAGCTAGTACCAGATTGGAATACTCCCATATCTCTTGGAGAAGCCCCTGTCGCTCCAGTTGCTCCTATGGCGCCATCATTTGCAACACCCACCCCTTTTTCAGCGACAAAATTATTATTCCATGCGTTCGCGTCCGATGCGGATTGATAAGCCCGGACGGCAAACTGGGTGTATCCGGCTGTCGCTGGAACGGATATCTGATTGCTTAGGGTAGCACCTACATGAGCCAGCCAGCTTCCGTTATACTTACGGGCTGCCAGATAAAGCGTGCTGCACGTGCTTACATTGCCTGCCACATTCTGTTTGCAAGTGACAAGGAATCCAGACGGGGATGGCGTGCCCGTACTGGTGAAGTTGATCACGCTGACAGGACTGTCCAGCCAGTAGGATGCCGACGGTCCGACGGGGGCAACCATCTCCTGCCAGTCTGCATGTACCGTCCGGTTCGCAGATCTGCCGGCGAGGATATATCCGCCATCCTTTTTGCGACGATAACTGCCATTCTTGAACCTTGCGATCCTGATGGGAGGATTGGATGTTTTCACCTTGCTTAAGTAAGATCCTCCGGCAAACGATACTGTGCTGTTTTTCGCATACGGAGTGTTGGCGGACTCCCAATGACCTGCGGCTGTGATGCTCTCACCGTCAGCACCATCCTTTCCGTCAGAAAGCATGGGAACGGTTTCAACATCCACTATCTGGTCATTCACGTAAAAGATAAACTTCAATGTCTTCGTAAAGTTTCCGCTTGATATGGCTGTATTGTTGTTTATGGTAGTTTCTGTTCCACCGTCTATGCTGTATTTCAATGTACCGTCCGTTGTGGTGGATATCACGCCTCCCACTGACTTTTGCCTGTAACATGATACGGAAGACACGCTGTAGTTCCCATTCTTGTCCTTGCTTACAGAAGTGGCAGAAACGATTATACTGTATAGCACGGCATCTGAACCGTCCGCACCTCCACGGACCCCGGCTACAGTGAATGACAGATCACGGGAATACTGCTGCCCGTTCTTTGTAGCCCTGATTGTGATCTTCACCGTGTTTGTCGCAGCAAGAGTAGCTCCGGCAGATACCGATATTGTCACCACTCCCGTATTCTTGTCTGTCGCACACAGAAGATTTGTGTCAGGTGTACAGGTGATGCTGTCAAGCGTGAGCTTTTCCGTTCCATACCACATACTGACAGTTGTATTCCAAGTCTGTGAGGATACGACCTTTCCATCTGAAGTAAGGGCTGCATTGACCATCTCGTTATCGAAGTCCGCCATGATGGCATTCTCCCCGTCCTTACTCCAGCGATGCACCACAGCCGGATCACTGAACTCAGACCATACGCCATTTTCCTTAAAACGTGTACAACCCCATTCAACCTGATGGTCTGCGTCCGTACCAAGATAATTATCCGTCCAGCCTTCCGGAATATAACCATCTTTCTGCTGACTGTCCGGCTTTTCAGGGGTGTTATCTATGATATTGCCTCTTGTATATATATACTCATAGCCCTTACCGTCTTTTCCGTCCGATATCATAAGCTGCCATCTTCCGTCCTGATAGATGTAGGTAGCACGATCAGTCGTGTTACGGTATGAATCACCATTTTTCGGATTGGCAGGAGCCGTGGCAAATTCACCCAGGAAGGTGATGCTCTCGCCTTTTAGCTCACGCCCGTCAAGCAACATATCCCAATCCTCGTTAACCTCCCAGTCGGCTGACTTCCCGGCAAGGATATAACCGCCATCCTTCTTCCTTAAGAAATTGCCACTTTTTACACGCAATATTCTGATGGGAGGATTGGAGGTTTCCACCTTGGATATAAAGACACAATTGGCAAGAGTGACCATTGTATTGGCTTTGTACGGGGTCTTGGAGGATTCCCAATGACCGCCACCTACTACGGACAATCCCGGATCACCTTTTTGCCCTTCCGCCACTTGTTTCAGCCATGCCGGATTATCATCTGACGGTTCTGTTGTCGTTCCGTTGTCATCAACACACAACCACAAAGCCCCGTTATGTGACACCCGGTCATAGTAGGCGTACTTCCCTGCAACCCATTCACCCTTGTCCAAGGGTACACGAACCTTGTTCCCCGTTATCTCATCTATCTGGAAGATAAGCCCAGTCAATAAGACCTGTTGCAACACGGCTGAATATTTCTCGCAATCAATTCCGTTAACGGTCATGCCCTTTTTTTTGCCGAACCACGCAGGCATCTGCGCCGGCTCCGGGTCCCAAGTGTTGGCATTGTCAAAGAATGTAATACAGTTGTTTCCGTTGACTGAATCAATAAGTATATAAGTCTGACGTTCCGGGTCCGTAAAGTTACCTGTTTGTGCCAATACCATCTGCTCGGCAGGTTTCCAGTCAGAATGCCCCGGACGGGGAATGACAGTAAACTTCTTGGCAGTATAATCTGCGGCAGTCACACGGAATTTCATTTCTTCAAAACCGTTCAGTTTGCCTTCGCTATTTTTAGTCACAAAATAGGTGGTAAGGATGTCATCAACAAACTGGCTCAATCCGTCCGCATCTGTCAGATCGGGAGCGATGGTGTAGGTTCCATCGCCGTTATCCACGTATGACAATACGGTACAACCACCACCGGGGGAGTTTACCATACGTCCTTTGAAATAGGTTGTACGGTTATAGGCTATTTCAGGAACAAACAAACGCTTACGAAATACACCGCTTTCCATTTCAAGATTGCCCTTTTCGTCTATGTAACCACCTGATACACCAGTAACGAAATCACCAAACTTGGCGTATTTCTTGATGACGGTTCCGCCCAACAGGGATAATAGGAAACCGGTGCGTTCCTCCGTGTCCTTGCGCATGAACATGATCAGCGAGCGCAATGCGGAATACACGTTATGGTCTGTCGCAGGGGTGGAGTCGTGGCTTCCGATCACATACACACCGCTGCCACCACCGCCCGTATAGGTCTGTCCCTTCAGGGTAAGGCTCTCAACCTTTTCCTCCAGCTCCCCGATACGGGAATAGGCGGTGGTTTCCCCGACAGTATAAACAGGTGAGTCAAAGGAATAGTCAAGATTGAATTCAAATCCGATAACCCTTGACTGTCTTCCGTTCTCGAAATAAGCCTTGTTGATAAGGTTGACCTTTTGACCGATGCCATAGAAATTATGAACGCCATCCTCACGGTATGCGTCATTTGACATCATCGTGCAGCCATAGGTACTCGGGTCTATCTTGGATTTGGCAGCGTACTTTTCAGTCTTTTCCTTCAACTCCTGCTCGGCGGCACCCACAAGCCCAAGTTCGGTTATTTTCGTGCTGTCCCAGCCGGAAAGCACATATTCATCCCCATCCTGGGGAAAGAGCACATCACCGGGAAGCGGTCTGCCATAGTCCTCATTCCTGACTATCTCCCAAAGCTGTGCCTCAGGGTTCCATCCGCCATCCTCCAATTTCTCCGGCTTTCCCTCAGGATTGAACTTCACGGCGAACTCCAAACCGTTGAGAAGTCCGGACGCGAAACGTATCCTCAGCTCCTGACCGGGGAGGATATATTTCTCGGAAAAGTTAACACCCGTGTCCCTAAAGCGGTAGGCATTCCATTTTTCCTCGGTGGTTGTCCCGTCCTCATTCTCCACCTTGTCCGGCACTTCGATAGTGGTGACATCCGACATGATGCCCGTTCTTCGGGGATAGACTTCATCGAAGATAACCACCTGCTCGACGGCTTCCTCGGTGGTCATATCAGGATAAGCGTCAATGTAAGGAGTGCCTTCGGGCAACATTAAGCGTTTTTGCACCACGCCGTTCACAACCACGGTCTCGTCAACCGGACGGTAGTCAGATGGGATATTCTTTGTTGAACCAAAAGCGTAGATACGGGTGGCATAAGTGGACCGGGATTCTGACTGTGACATTTCCTGCACGTTTTTCCCGATTTCGAAATCCACCGCATCGCCGGACTCACAACGTCCGAAATGGATGATGTTTTCAGTCACCCAACATTCGCAATCCCATTTCTTCGCCATCTCAAAACAAGCGTCAAGGATGTTGATGTTATCGTAACTCATCAACTGGGACTTGTTTTCGACTGTGGAATCAATGGAGAAAACAAAATCCTGTCCTTTGTATGTGTAACCAAGAGCTTTCAAATTTCTAAGGACTATACCGGCTTGTACGTCAAGCGGGGCGGTCAGGTTCCAGGACGCTTCCTGTCCGGCCGTCTCCGGGGTATATTTGAAGATTTTGTTTTTCCATTTCCAGTAGTAGGCGTCAAGCTGAAGCTCATAGTCGTATGCCCCGGTTTTACGGTTGTACTTGGGTTTGTACAGATCGCATAGTTCGAACCGTCCGAAACGTGTGTCCTCCGTCCAGTCGCCCAGTTTGAAAAAGACAGGAGATTTCAGGGAGAACTTCAAAAGTATAAAGTCCTCCTTCATCAGAGTGAACTTACGTTTGCTGCCTTTTCTGACAACATCCTGATAACATGGTGTACCAGCTGAATTTCTGATCTCAATTTTCATACAATATCTTTCCTGTCGCCCGGATTGGGTTCTTTGAGTTTGACCATAAACTTACCCCGGCATTTTCCGTAACTTCCATACTTGCCGCAAGACAGATAGTACAGATTGTAAATCTTTCCCAGTGCCGGGATTTTCAGTGCAATTTTACCCTTTACCAGTTCGGATACAAAGGACGAATATTTATCCAGATAGTCACTTTGCGAGTTTCCCGTAATAAAAAAAGGCAGGGTGAGCTCCCTAGAATCCATCTTGCAGATCTCGGGCGATGAAGTAATCTGTATGCCATGTTCCAACCTGCTGTCATTTTCGATATAGTCCTTCACAGGAGGGGGTGTCAGTATAGCCTCCAAAGCTCCGTCCATCAATTCCGCACCCCATGTACTCCAGATATTCCTGCCATTAATAAAAGCATTCCTCTCCATAATCACATTCCTTTTGTGTTTTTTTCTATCTCGGCAAGAGTGTCGTCCATGCCGCTCAATATGCCGGTATATTTTTCAATTTTCTCCAAATGATCGTTGCATTCATGCAATACATCGCGCATTTCCGTGACACACACCGAATGAGCAGCAAGTTCCTTTGCCATATTCAATGCTGCCGTGGAAATAATAAGCATATTCGCATTCATTTCCGTTCCTTTGGTTTCCAAACGTACATTAGACTCATACATGGCTGTCAGCCGTCCGCTGATCTCCTCACCTGTTTCCTGGCTCATGGTGGTGGAATATCCTTTGGAAGAGGATTGGGAATAAGAGTTTCCGGATGCGTCCCATCCGAAGATATCCGCCAGACTGTCTCTCTCGGCCAGCACTGCTTCAGACAACTGTTCCTGCATCTCACGCAATGCATCAACCTCATCTTTCGTATAACCATCCTCACCATATTCTGCCCAGGTTTCATATAGTTTTCTGACCTGTTCCTTGTACTTGTCGGCCATCATGGCTCTGATAATGGATTTGCGGAGCTGTTCCTCCAGATTCTCGGCCAGTTCTTCATTCCCGTTCTCCAGATCGGATATCATCTCCCAGTAAGAATCCTCAAAGCTGTCAAAGGATATACCGGTAACCTGTTCCTTCACCGCCTCCAGTATTTCCTTTTCCGTTTCGCCATATTTGATGATATTTTCCAGATGGTTTCTGAACTCTCCGTCCATAACAGACCAGAGGCCGGCATAATTCTCCCTGATGGACTGCAAGACTTCCGGGGACATATTGATCATATCTTTCATCTCATTGAACGTCACACCGTACTCCCTGGATATCTCCCCGGCGACATCACGCCAGTTCTGTCCTTCCCATTTGTAGGAGCCTTTCCACATCCTGTAGCCCTGGCTGTGACTTCCGATACTGCTGCCGGCACTCAGACGTGCCTCGGCAAGTTTCTTTTGTACATCCAGCTCGTTTTTTGCAATATTCAGAGCTTCCTCTCCGGCTTTGGATGCTTCTGCACCGTAACTTTCATTTATATATGCCTTTTTTTTGTCAAGCAGCTCGTCCCAGATATCCAGTAGATTATCATACTGCGCCACCATCTCATTATAACCGGAATAATCAGCGCCATGGAAAATACCACCGGCCCCCTTGATTCCAAAGATGGAACCCACCGTATCGAAAATTCCTCCTACGGCATCACTCACGCTTCCCAGTATATTCCCCACGAACTTGTCAAGCCCCTGCTTACCGATCTGGTCAAGTATGGCTAGGATGGCGGCAATGATTCCACCTATCTTCGACCCGGATTCCGAGAGCACATCAACCAATGACCCGACACTGTCCCCGAATGAGGAAAGACTTACATCCGCCTCCCCGAGCTGCGCAATGGCATTGGTGACTCCGGTTATATTGTCTATAGCCTTTTTTGATGACTTGTCCACATTCGTTTTCGCATTCGTGACATTCTGGTCAGCGGTATTAAGCTTTTCTTTCGCCGCCTCCTGTTCGGCACGTGTCCCGCTTTCCAAAGACGCATTATATTCATCCTGAGCCTTATCCAGCTCCTCCTGGGCTTTCCTCAGGTTGTCCAACTGGTCAGGAAGATCTCCAAGCAGTCCGCCCTTGTCAATGATCGCGGACTGTATCCCGTCCAAAGCTTCATCAATAACCTTTTTCTGCTCTACAGTCATATTCTTATATTCATCGGATTCACGGAACAGTTTCAACTGAGTCCTGACCTTGTCAAGCTCTTTTTTAGACACCTTGCTTAAATCCCCGAATATCATCTCCCAATTGATCTCCTGCTTCAACTTGTCAACATCCAGGGCCGACAGAGCTTCCTCAAACTCCTTTTGCAGAAATGCGATCCTGCCTGCATCAGACTCACTATCCATCAATGCCCTGTATTTACGTGTCAACGCCTCCTTTTTTCCCTGGAAAGTACCGTATTTGATCAGGTATTCGTCCCATGAACTTTCCTGCTCACGCAACCCCTCTTTCCTCTGACGTCTGGTGGTGTTGCTGATGATTGTGTCAAATGTCGACGTATCCACGGACACCGAGGACGAATCAAAGGATTTTTTCACATAACGCTTGTCCTTCTTCGCTTTCAGCTCCTCCTCGGCCTCGAACTTTTCTTTCTCAAACCGGATTACAGCCTGGATATAGTCCTCTTTCTGCCGCCGCAGAAGCGATATCTCTCTGCGGTTGTCAAGTTCCCGTTGTGCCAGTTCCTTTTCAGCCCCGGCCTCCATAGCATCTATGCGGGTCTGGGCTATCCGGAATTCCAGTTCCTCCTCCTGACGCTGACGCTCCTGCAAATGTTTCTTCTGCAAGTCCTCCAGTTTCACACTCTGCGCATTAACCGCATTGGCTTTCTGAGGATCCACCTGGATATCCGTCTTGCCGGAAAGAATGGTGCGGGCCATGTCCCTGTACTCGCTGCCCGCATTCTTTTCGTCTGCAAGCCATGTTTCCAGCTGTTTCTTGTTCATCTTGATGAACTCATCCCGCATCTTGATCCTCTTCTCGTTGTCCTCCAGGGACTTCTCCAGACTCTCACCCCGCAGTTCCCGGATTCGGAGCTCAGCACCCTTGATCATGTCGCCATACTTCCTGACATCATCATCAATACGTGCCAGTGTGCCCGGAGTATTATCGAACCAGGAGGTGGAATATCCGGTATTGCTCATGGAAGAAGTCACATACACCCCTCCGGCCTGCTGCGCCTTCAGCGCGTTCTGGTATTTCTTCCTGTATTCCTCCAGATTATTCTCCTCTTCCTTGATGGCTTCCCGGTTCATATATCCCAACAGTACCTTCTGTTGCCGCACGAACTCCCTGGCTTTGCCGCTGGAAATATCCAGTGCCTGTCCGTATTCCCCCACTTTGGTTATCACTCCGGGAATATTGTCCGTGATTTTGGTGATGATGGAATTAAGTTCGGCCTGCTCGTCCGAGGATAGTCTGGTCTTGGTCTTCAGCTCATCATACCGGTCCAGCAACGGCATATACTCGGAATAAAGGCTTATAACCCGTTCCTTCTGTTCATAAAACTTTTCATTGGCGGTGGATACTGTTGTATTGACAGTTTCAGCCATTCTGTTTTTCAGGCTGATCCATAAATCTCCAAGCCAGGACAACCGTTTTCCTAGTTTCAATTTGGCATTTTCCAGCCTTGCATCAGCCTGAGCAGCCTTGTCAGATGCGGATACATACAATTCGGATTGTGTTAGCTGGCGGTCTATGATATTGGACACCCCTTTCATGAAATCACCAGTTTTGGCAACCTCCTCATTGATTTCTGCGGCGGAAAGTCCCAGATTGTCCAGTATAAGAAGCGACTTGCGCCCCAGACCGGTCACAATAGAGTCTGTCATATATTCCACACTTTGGCCGGTCTGCTGCGCCTTCAACTGGGCGAATGCCAGATATTTTCCCATATCATCAACCGGGATCCGGAAATCCTTTGCCTTGACCGTTGCTTTCATCAGCTCAAGATCCGACAAGGTTCCCTTAGTGGCAGTACGAAGGTTTGCAAGAAGATCAGGGCGGTCCAACTTCTCAAATGCATGAAGAACTCCGTCAGCCTGAATGGCCACCTCCACACTTTCCCTGACAAATTCCTTTGCCTTGGACATGCCGTCTTTGAAAAAATCAAGGGCAGCCGCTCCGGCGGACGCAAAAAATCCCACCACCATAGCTTTCATATTCCCCAGTTTCAGGAATGACCCGGAAGTTTCATTGGTTCCGCCACGCAGACGGGCCATCGCCTCTCGTGTTTCCTCCAGCTGCTTTTCCAAACGGGCATATTCTTCCGGATGAAGGGACTTGACAGTATTGTCCAGCTGTTTTTGAAGCCCGCGGGCCTCTTTGGCCAGTTCCGCATAAGTTTTCTCGGTGCTCTTCATAGAGGAGCGGAGAATCTTCACTTTCGCATTATTATCGGATATGGCTTTGGAATTGGATTTCAGCTCTGCCTCCAGACGTTTGTACTCATCGCTGCCTTTCTTGCCGGAGGCTACCAGTTCTGTCATCGAATTGCGCAAACCATCATTCGTCCGTTGCAGCTCACGGGAGGACGCGTTTAGACGGTTCAGTTCCTCACGGGCCTCACTGGTATTCAGGGAGAGGGTGAACTTTATATAATCATCTTTCAGTTTCTTGTTCATACGGTTACTTTTCAGCAAAACTAGTAACCGGCAAGGAAGGGGCAAAGGACGGGAGAAACATGAGAAGCCCCGCATATCCATGGACAACGGGGCAAAATATCAATGAGGACGGTATCCGGGACGATGCGCACTGTCATTCCCGTCCGGCCAGGGAAACAACTTCTCCAGCCGGTTGCGGATCTCCTTGCGGAGCGAATCGGACATGCCCGCTCTCAGATCAGGCAATGCGTTGTTGTACACTATCCCCCATATCTGACGGTTATAGATACGGAGATCGCGTTTCTCCCGCATGTCAAGAAAACGTATATAAAGAGGGTAGCCCGTTTCCAGCATTATCGGATCCACCCCCGTTATCTGAAACTCGGCTGCCGCAAGACGGTCACGCAGATGCCCTGTACGGCCGGGCACAATTTTATCCGGGCGGAATCTCACCTTAAGCTGTCTTCCTTCCCGGTAAATACCTCTTTCCGCAATATCCAACTGTCGTTGATAAATGGTCTTGAAGTCACGGGACAGGGTTCTTTTGAAGAACTCCTCCCTCACAGGGTTCCATCCGTCACTCATTCCGTACCAAGTTTAAACGACACACTCCAACCGCTGTAATCCGTATAGAATCCTGTTTCCGGGGTAGTGGTCATCCGGTCAAGATTACGCATAAGACAGCACCCCCTGTTCCTGTCACCACGCATCACATTCTTGATGCTCTCGACAAGGGGCTGTGTATCTTCCAGCACCCGAACCGGACCACGGCGCTGCATATCCATACGGTCCATCAGAAATATAAGACACAGGTTATCCTCCTCCACATTGTCCGGATCCGTACCTGTCTCCTGTGCGGACGGTACGACCACGAACAGAACTGGAAGCTCGTCAGAACTGATACTTTTCAGACAGTCGCTCATGTCCTGGTCCACATTCACTACTCTGACGGAATGTATGCCAGGTACACGCCGCATGACATCCTCATAATACTCACGATAGGTTTTCAAACTGATCATAGGCTCTATCTTTTGGAATGTAATTTCTCAAACTTCTTTCTGTAAAGGAAAATAAGGATATCCCAGAACGGTGTCGCCCTCACCTCTGCATAGTTCCCGAATGCCCCGTTCTCAGCGATATCCATCCCAATGCCCGTCCAGCCGGTATGGTCATCTGCTTCCGGCTTCTCATCTTTTTGGAAAAGAATCCGCAAGTCAACCGTTTCACCGTCAATCTCCAAAGGCTCCTCCCGGATGATGGCGAACACATTCATAAAAAACAGATAAGCATGAAGACAGAGCAGAATTGGCGGTTCCGCACCTTCCCTTCCCGTATAAAGAGCTTTTCCGAACTCCCGTAATATCATGTCCCTGTCGCCGCCACCCTCATCACCCATCCGTCTTACCAGTGCCATGCACTTGCAGAAGGTGTCAAACGATACCCCGTTGAGCATGTCTTCCGGTCCGTGAAAGCCGTTCCATTCCGGAAGGAGGTTGATTCCGGTACTCAGGTCCAGCCGGAAAGATTTTCCCTCACGAATAACGAACGGATCCGTCAGGGACAACAGTGCCAGCGTTTCTTTCCATGTGGATGGAGGAAGATGCCCCATATCAACTGGGAGTGCCAGAAAAAGAGACAGAATTTTCAAACGTATCCTGGGTTCCGACAATATATGCTGGTTAGCCATGGTGGCGATCTCCAGATAACGGTAATACTGGGCAGGTGTCAGTTCCTCAAGCGTTTCCGGCACACTCACTTGTCTGTTCTGATAATATATTACACGCATAAAAATCAAAAGGTTATCCCCTTGCTTTGAAGCGTGGGGCCTGAAACATAGAAATCAACCTCCTCAGGCGCGGCGTCCAAAGCCGCCACCGTATCCTGCAATTCCTGAAGATACCGGTCGGCATCGGCCTGAAGACTGTCCGCCACACTTTTCCGCGCCTCTTTCTCTGCCCGTAACTTTTCCTTTATAGTCCCGGTCTGCTGCACCTGTACGATACCTTCCGGAATAACCTCTACGGGTAGGCGTTCAACCGCTTTCTTGACGGCCAACAGCGCCAGGGGTCGCTGGCATTCCTCCAAGAGAGTGTCACATACGTTTGAATCTCTCCTGACGAGCCAGTCATACCGCTCCTTCCCGACAACAGGCAGAATGTCCGTACGCTGTATTTCACGCAGGATGGGAACCAGTATGAGAAACAGACGGTGGCTGCCGATATGATAGAACTCGTCAAACTCATCCTTGGTACGGATGAGCAATCCGTCCATCTGTCTTTTAGCCCGGCTTTTTTCCCAGAAATCAAACTGCTTCTCCTCCAAGAATCCTACCAGAGCATCCACCGATTCATACGCCAGATTAAGGATGTTCATTTCATCCTTGTATTCCTGGAGGGCAGTCAGCCCCTTTTCATTTTCTCCCAGTTTCTTCTGCCTTCCGCTACCGCCATGCTGTGCGTCCAACGTGGGGACAACCTTCACCCATGCGAAATATGCCACGGCACGCTGCGCCATGAATACAAGTTCCTCTTTCTCTGGATCCAGGTCATCAGTCCGATAAAGGTCAACTATCTCCGAAAACACGTCCGCCCCGATAATACAGGTCAGCTGGCGTGCGGCCAAAGGCAGTACCGGCTTCCATTTGGAATAGTCCAGGCTGTCGGAAATCATTCCCAGCGCCGCGACAAGCTCCTGGCGTCCTTCTCCGTTTCTGTCGAATATCATTTTCATAACTTATATATTTTCTTTCATACGGTTTCCCGGCGACACGTTCTCTTCCTGACTCACCACATTCCTGTACAGTCCGATACGTATATCTGTTCCCGGCCAGTTAGCGTTGATATACTCCTGCACCGGCTTGCAGAGTATCATGTCCGGAATAGCCGTTTCAGACGCATTGTAGACCTTGATGGAATACAGTTTCTCGCTTCCACTGCTCAGTTTGTTTTCCAAAATGAGGTTCGCCAGCACCGGATCAATTCCGAATCCGGAGGTGGCAGCAGCGTCAGCCTTGTTGCTGATTCTAATCTGTGCCTCGATGTAATCCTTCACCTTCTTATCAATAGGAGTCACCTTCCATCCCTCAAAATCGTTGGCTTCATCGCTCCAGAACCGGGTGGTGTGCATATATTTCCCCACATTCTTCATCCCGGTAATACCTCCGGCAAATTTCTCCATGCATTCATCCTTGTAATCCTCCAGCATCTTGGCCGTATAGGTTTCCCCACGCTTGCGGCATACGGATTTCAAACGTTCCTCCGCCTTGTCCCAATACCCTTGTGGAGATTCTATATGCAGACTGAGCGCGCTGGAATTCAGATTATAGTTATGCAGTAATGGTGCCAGGGTACCGGCTATCTCCAGCCAGTCAAAGGCTCCCAGAAAACGCGGGGTACTAACAAAATCCTTACAGAAGGAATAGATGTTGTAATATCTGGCCGACACCGGATATCGGAAAGGATCTGCCGGATCAAACATGGGATACCTCTCCATATATTCAGGATCCGGGAAAGGGAAATCTCCCACGACAATGCCTTCCGGATCATTTTTCCCAGGGGGAGGGTACAACAGTCTGGCACGCTGGTAAGGGATATGCTCCAACCTTAGTAGCTTCCCCCGCCCGCCAATACGGGGCGCACGGTTGCGGACAAACTTGATAAAGAAGCCCTGCATGTGGGTGAGATCAACCAAACAACGGTGCATACAAATCCGATAATCCCAGGAAGACATGTCCGACTCAATATCAGGTGCAAGCACCCATTTTTTGTAGAAACGGTTGTCCGTATCATCAATTGCATCCTCATAGAACCGGGGACCGTCCCCCCATTGCAGACCGGCAATCTTGCCAAGAATACCCTCGCCGGCATAGAACCGGTCAAGCAGGCGCATGACCTCTCCGGGCATGTCATTGTTATCCCCCATCGGAACGATATCATATCCGGCCACACTCATCTTCCTCGTGAAACAGGTGTTACGGTTATGGTTCAGCATGATACTGGAAGGTTCCCATCCCTTGCCACGTCCCGATATGTCAAAGGAATAAAGCGATCCATTGCCGGGGTCCACAAAGCCGAAATTTCCGCTACGTCTTACCTCCATATTACAAAGCTGTTTTCTGTCCGTTAAATTCCACTACCAGAATCTGCCAGCAGTTCAATGCGTTGCCTGTTTCCGTATCGACAAGAAACAGTTTATGACTGGCATTCTCTATTTTTTCATCAGAAGCCTTGGAACGAAGCCTGGCCGCTTTCAAAAACACCAGATCACCGCCAGACTGTTTCTGACGGTTGTATTTCCGGAATTTGATACTGAATGTCCCTTCAGCTTTGCTCACCGCTTTCATCTCCTCGACTGCGGTATATAAATTAATTTGTCCCATATTCGCTATTTTTCAAGCAAATATGGGACAAATGCAATATGGGATAAAGGACAGGACTACTTGCTTTGTGGATGCAATTTCTCTATCAGTCCTGCATAGAACCGAAAGAATTGCACCAAATCCAGATTTCTTTTCAAATTGTCCGGTTCCATCAACTCAAAGTCATCCAACAGAATATCCGTCAATTTCTCCGTATGCTCCCGAAAGGAACCGGGCTCATGATCCTGTATATTAGCCAGTGCATCTATCACTTGATCTGTTATGACAGCATTCGGGTTAAATCCTTCTTCTTTCATTTCAGGCCTCCTTCCAATATTTTAGGGTTTGTAGATTCACAGAAACGGAACTCGCCGCGTACTGGATAAATATGAACTATGAAGACAGTATTATACGGATTCTTATCGGGATAGACCTCAATATGTATATCATTGTTTCTGGAAACATCCACACGAAGCGGTTTGGTTCTTGGAAACTCTTCATCCAACATGGACGCTTTGGCACGAACAGCCTCAATAAAGGCATCACGTGACAGTTCATCAGGAATCAATACATGAGTGAAAGTGGAAATCCACTGGTTCATAGCCCTGCCTTTATTGTTGACAGACAGGTAAGTTTTGGGTTCATCAATAAAAAATTTCATCTCAGACCTCCTTTCCAAGCAAGATGTAACGACAGAACAAACCAAGCCAGGCAAAGCAATGCAGGAACAGCCGACACAAAACCGGCACATACCAATGCAGAAAAAGCTAAGGAAGCATGAGCCATAAGGCACACCTGACGGTTAGACACTGATTCTTCAAGTACGGAAGAAAATAATTGATTTTCACGGTTCAGCCACATAGTTAGGACTGACGATTTGCTCACGACATTTATGTCGGTAGCAGGAATTGAAACTGTTTGTTTCATACGGTTTGATGTTTGACATTTTAGGCAGAAAAAGAACGGCTGCCATCTCCCGTGTCGTCAAACATCAAACCGTGTCACTCCGTAGAGCAATTAAGTTTTGGGAAAGGCAGCCGTAGACTTTGCACAACAAGTTGCGACTTCTACAATATCCTTTATATGTATTATCATTTTCGTGACTTTACGAAAATGGTTCTGTATAGGCATAAAAAAAGCCCATTAAAATATGAGCATTAACCGCGCTCTACGTACTTGACGAACAAGTTTGATGTTTGACTCTGCAAATATAATGATAATATTCAATAGCCCAACATTTACTAATGGATTTTTTTACTAGTTTTGTAACAACTTAAAAAGTAACCATCCATGGAACGATTAAATGACGAACAACTAAATGTACTGGATAAAGAAATTCTGGAGTTCTATTGTCAAGAAGCAGCAAAACGTTTGGAAGACTATATACGGGTGGAATCGACCATAACAGAGCGCTGTTATATCCTGTTCGGCATCTATTATGCCATTATTGCTGCCTCTATGGGATACGTACTCTCAAACTTAGACAAACAAAATGATCTTCCTGTCACGTATGGATGCCTTGCCTTATTCACATTCTCTTTCATATCCTTGATATATGTCACAAAAGCCATGAAGCCACACGATTTCTATGCTAAAGGAAGAGATCCGGAAGAATTCAGAATACCGGAATATGTAAAATATTTCCAAAAATGTCCGAAAGCGGATAAGAAAAAGAATGTATTGGCAGATGAGCTGGTCATGCTTCAAGAGAGCATCAGCAAACAACGTGCATTAAATGAGAAAAGAGCCGGGCAGATAAGCGCATCACTTTCTTTCCTTGCTACCGGCTCCTGTATAACTGCGATCCTTTTCATTATCACTTATATTATTTTGTGGTAAGAGGAATCTGGTCTGCTCCAGTGGATGTCTTTACTACCGGAATAGGAGGAGGAACTGGCTTATTTGGTTTACTTTTGCCCATAATATAAAATGGCGAATCCTCATCCAATGCGCGCCGACCGGTGATAAATCCGGAACCCGATTCTACAGGTTACACATCGAATGAGGAGTCATTTTTACAAAAATGTTTTTTATCAAGATTCGGCATCGCAAATATAGGGATAATATTCAACATCCCGAATTTCCTAGCGGATTTTTATTACCTTTGCTGATGCATCAAAAATATGAACCATGACAAAAGAACAGGAAGATATCAAGCGGTTACAAAAAGAAGTAAGCCTTATTTGTATGCACCTTTATCAGATCAAAAAGTTGATAATAAACAGTCTAATATTCCTTTTGCTTGGCCTGATAACAGGACTTCTGTTATAAATGCACATCCTGTTCACAGATTTCAATATCAGGCAGCCAAATCCGAAACATCTTTTTTACCTTGTTTACACAGCATTATATCAGTATAACAGCTACTGTAATTCACACAGGCATTGAATTCCACTTTCACACAATCCTTAAAAGGATTACCGATTGAGGGATTATCCCCAATCCAACTGCATAATTCAAGAATGGAAGATTTATTGGATGTAAAATACACAAACGAATGCTCCTTCAGAACATGCAGGACATTCAGATAATCAGCCAGATGCCAGTACATTTTATATGTTCCGACTTCTGTACTTAAATAAGGGGGATCAACCAGGAAAACCACCCCCGGAACATCCTTGTAACGTTTGAACACTTCCTTATAATCCTCACTGACAATTGTTAGCCCTTCCAGATAATCCTTCGCATCGGAATAGTCAGTCCGGTGGATAGTGTTATAAAACGTTTCTTTCCTCATATTATCCAGATTCAGCACATATTTCATGGAAAACAACAGGGATGACGACAATGTGATATAATCAACGTAGCCATGTTCCTTTTCCTCCTTTTCAATACGAGCCAATATTCTTTCACGGGCTTCACCGGTTATACGTTTCTTTCTGGGGAGTTCCGCTGTTATCCTTCGCAAATCTGCCAGCAACTGATTGGTATTCGGTATATTGTCAAGCCGTTGCCGGTAGTTGTCGAAATCATTATATACCACAACAGCATCAGGTCTTACCCGTTTGGTGATGTGGGACAGCAGCCCCGATCCGCCAAAAAGATCCACAAAAACGGTACTGTCTGGGAATCGGTCCAATACTTTGATGAATTCTTTGGCAAACATACGTTTCTGCCCCACAAACGGAAGCGGGGCAGACAGATACATATTTCTCATGTTACTTTCCATTTAAAAAAACGCCGCAAAGATCTTCTGAATTTATGAGAAACAGGCAGGATCAGGAGCGTTACCCACTGCACGACATATGCAGCAGATCAGACATTCAGTTCGAAACGGACAGTCTCGTCACCGGCAAGCAGTGCACGGGTACCTGGGATATTGTTCTCGTAAATATGTACATTTCCCAGGTAGAGGGTGATCGACTTCAGGGGAAGTTCTATCTGCCGTGCCATCAGGTACAGATGATAAATGTCAGCAGGCAATCCGAGATTTGCATCACTGCTGCGCTGGTATGCGGACAACACCAGTTCTCCATTGTCAATCTGAAACTGCACCAAGCTCAGGCAGGGCGTCTGGTTGCTTTCCACACCGGTCTCACCCAGGAAAAGCACATAATTCTTACTGTTACGTTTCTCCCTGTTGATTTTGTCTATGAGTGGCGGCAGCTTCTCAAAATAGGTGGGATAAGAGTTCACAAGAATGGATCCGCAATAATCCCACCAATTGATGCCGGCCTCTCGGTACTTCTCCACGTTACGTTCCCCCTGCATGAACAGCTGGAGCTCGCTACGGAGCTTCTTACGGGCAATATTATGCCCCTCAAAGATATCCAACAGATCCGCTGGTGTAAGTACCAGAACCTCATTCAGAAGGTACTGTATGTTCCCCTTCCTGTTTGATTGCGTTTTTCCTGTGGCAAGTATCTTGTCCAGTACCTGATAATACTTGTTCATAGCCATTCCTCCTTATAAAAATGAAACATCCTAAAGATAGGAGAAACAGCACAGTTCGCCTGATAAAACGGTCCGCTCATACTGCAAACGTCTTACAGTCACTCCGAAACCGCTTAACCAGGGCATAAATCGTTCTCTCGCTGACCGAATATTTTTCAGAAAGCACGGCAACGACATAAGATACTTTCTCTCCTTGGCTTGTCCGGTACATGTATTCCGAATATAACTCCACATACTGGACATCCTCCAGACGGACACCCGCCTCCTGCAACTTTTTCAGCAGCTCACGATTAAAGTTTATTATCTCTATCACTTTCATACAATAATATTTGATTATCTTTGCGCCATCTCACTCACATAACATACAAAATGCGTCACACCGCAGCAGAGGGTATTTGCCCCCGGCTGTGCGGTGTGACGCATCTTTGTGTAAGTATGTGGGTGAGATAACTACTTACAGGCCGGGGGTTCTTTTTCGCCTTCCCCCGCAAGGCATTTCACAAGATCCAGTGAAAAACCATCCAAAAAATGACTGATTTTCCCCTTATTTTCGTATTTATCATTCAAAATGTGCGTATTTCAGCCTTGAATTTTGCTGTAAGAGCACATAAATATCTAGTTTTCAATAAATAACACCATAGAACCAAAATCTTTAAAACCATGTCTTTTGTTTCCGTGCGGGCCGCTCAGAAGTTCCGGGGCAATTGCCCCGGGCAATTTTCGTGAAATATGACAGAGAAAAACGGCGGGATGCCTGGTACGGACAGAAATCACTCCTCAAAACCGGGAATATAGGGATTTGCATTATTGCCACGGGCAATACGGACAATGCGACGCCAGTTTCTGCGCATCATCAGGTATTTGAAAGCGTCACTGAAATTGGTAGAAAACATGGGAAGTTTCTTCGGGGCAAGCTTTTCACTCTTCTTGATCTTGAACACCACCTTGGTTTCACCCTTATAGCGGATGCCGGCTGGGGCTTTCTCAACGCTGCTGACCATTTCACGGCAATTCACCGCATCAACCAGCAATCGGGGCAATTGCCCATTCTCTCCCTTCATCAACTCCTGCATGAATCCGTATTCCTCCGACTGGGGGATGATGCTCTGTCTGCGGCTCATCAGAATGACGGTCCATCCGGTCCGCCGACCATCGGCATCCTTCTCTATGGCATCCTTTATCTTCCTGGCATAATCCTCCCCCTGTCTTTCAAAATTATTGCCGGCTCGGTCATAATACAACGATAGTTCCTTACATTCATGTGAGGCAAAGAAATCCAAGAACTGGTCAGCCAACTCACGGAACCACCCGGGAGGTATCTCGAAAAAGTTTTTGTGGCATCGGTAATACGCTCCGTCTTCCTGTCCAATCACGAATGAAAGCATGTTGCCGAAGTCCATGCCGCCATCCAAAGGCTCGTCATGCCGCAGATAGCGCAACTCCCGACTATTTTCCGCCGGCTCTCCTCCGGGACTCCCGTCATAATACTTATGCCTTTGCCCGAATAGTACATAGAAACGGACATCACGCCGAAGCCCAGGCCGCATACCCAGCACCGATTTGCAGAACTCATGCAGTTCAAGGGTACCTTGATACAAGTTTCGTATATATTCCGGGGTCAGGATATCAACATTGACCAGGGAGGATGCGTTAAGGAAAAATGTCTGTCCGCGGCGCAATTTGCGCAAGGCCCGGTCATAATAATCTATTTTCCTTTCCAGACGCGCCAGTACGGAGTGACTGGGATTGTCTTTCTTCTGCTCGCGCAGTTGCTTCAACAACAGCCCGTTCCGTTCAAAAGCCGCTTGTACAATCAGAATTATACGGTCTGGATCCATATTGGGTGCATAACGGAAATACCAGTCATATTCCCCCTCGTTGACATCAGGCATATCAGTGGTGATCGTCAGACCAAGAAACAGATGCGATGCCCCGTAAGTGAGAGAATCACCACGCAGAACCGGCATGGCACGGTTCACCTTCTCGTCCTTGTCATATTTTGACTCGTCATAAAACAGATGGACCACCGATTTGCCGGCAAGCAGTGAAGGGTTATCCAGCGAACCCATAAAAACAACACTGCCATTCCAGAAGGAATAGCAGTTCCGGTAATCATTGACAATAATGGAGCATTTCGCCTTCCAGGAGGCCGGTGGTTCCTTCCCGCGGATATAATGTATCCCCTCGTACAGCCCCATCATCTCCCATCCCTTCTGTACGGCAGGCATGATGTTGTCCTTCAGATTGGCATAAGTGTTGGCGACAAAAGCGAGAGGTGCGCCGGGCATTTCCCAGATACACCTGTATGAACGTCTGGACTGTATGACCGTACTCTTGGACATACCACGCCCGGCTATGACAACCAGAATGGTCGTATCCACGAAATCGGTCAGCATCTGGATATTATGGCTGAATTTTACATCCACATCCTCATCACTCGCCATCTTCCTCGCTAAATTCCTCGATATCATAAATCATACGTTTTTTCAAATCAAACTTTCTTATCCGTGCGTCCTCTTTTAGATTGTCACGCACAGCAACAGGTATCTCCGGTATCGAGTCGATGAAACCCTCCAGTTCCTTTCTATCAATGGCGGGAACACCCAGATCCTCACGGCTGGCCGTATAGATATCAACCTTTTTCTGGTTTAGAAGCTCTTCCGGTATCTCCGCCTGTTCCTTCCTGAAGCATCCGCGGTATTCACCGGCAAGTTTCAACAAAGCCCTTGCCTCTTTGATCTTGCCGGCCAGAAAAGCGGCGTTCGCCCACTTCTCGGCACGCTCGGCATACAGGGCAGCAAACGCCTCCGGACGGATGTTGTCCTGGGTATAGAAAAAATTGATGCTGTCATTATACACCTGTCGGGCCATCCAGTCGGACAGGCTGTACGGTTCCGATTTCAACAGCCTGATTATTCCCGCCTTTGTCACCATCCTGCCGTTAGTAAAACGCATCCTGGCACGCAGACCACGTACCATCTCCATTAGAGAGAAATACTCCCTCTCTTCCGGACGCAACGAATCCAACGTCCCGGTGGAAAGAATGCACTGGATCTGGTTCAGATCAACCTTTTCAAAGTCCACTCTTGAAGGTCTGACCGGCAATTCACTCATATTCATCCATATCTTTTAACAAATTCTCAAAAAGACGGCGTTCCTGGATCTCTGCCAGCAACTTGACGGCATCGATATTCCCGTCCTCGGCTGCTTCGTGCAGCTTTATCTCGGGAGCGGCCCGTGAGACAAGCACGCCTTCACGGATCAGCCCTCGAATGGTGGTTCCAGGAATACCGGCATCATAAACAAAAAGAAAACATTCAGAAGCGTCAAGGCCAAGATAGGTGGCAATATCCTCGGGACTATAGCCCAGAGCCGCCATACGCCGGACTTCATTTTTCTGCTCTCCAGTCAGAGCCAGGCTGTCAGGGGGAATATCATTCATAAGATAATCTGTTCAAACATTCTTCCAGGTCCGCCAGTTCGCATTTTTTTGCAGACAGTAAATGGGCAAACTCGCCACGGTCACAAGGGTGGGAGAAACGCTCCATTTTCAGGAGCAGCCCATTGATCCCGTCCTCCAGCGTCCCTTTCCGAAATATCAGTTTTTTTTTCTGTTTTCCAGTTCCTTCTCGGCGGCCGATTTCATAGACTCCCATTTATCCACTGCCGCCAATGCCTTCGCACGTTCCTCCTCACCTTCAACGGTTTCAAGCTTCTTCTTCCATTTGGACACATTGCTGGCCGCATTCTTACGGATATTCATCACCTCAAGGTCACTTTTGTTGGAAAGCTCGTCAGAAGCTAGAGAGGCGGCAACACGGGGATGTTTCCCGAGTAGCACATGGTTATCACGGTAATATTCCAACTCCTCCCAGATACTCCGGTCCTCCAGGTAATTCTCCACAGTTGTTTTGGCTATGCCAAACGCCTGTTCCAGTTCAGCGTCATCCGGCAGCTCACCCAGTTCCCTGAAAGTTTTCAAATAAAGATCATAGGCCGTGAACATATCGGCAACCAGTATTTTCAGTACATCCGGACAGTCCGGAGAATTGAGGAAGGGGAAACGGTCACGGAAACGGATCACATTTTCCACAACCGGGGTGACAGGAACATTCACTGCGGTTTCCTCAGCCTTGATCTCTCCCACCACTATAGAAGCTGACGAAATGTGGGGAGAGCCCGCCGCCTTCCGTTGCATTGTCCTGAAAGCCGTTTCCGAAATTCCGGCAAGCTTGCGCAGTTCCTCCATCAAGGTGGCACGAAGCAGGTCCGTTTCGGTATTCCGCCGGAAAGTGGCTTTCAGCATCAGATTAAGACCGTACTCCTCGTACAAGGCAATCCCCTCACGATACGGACGGGGACCGCTCAGATAAGCAATAATTTTTTCTTTCATACGATAACATTTACAATGTACCATACAAAGAAAAAGCCCGGCAATTGCCGGGCAAAAGACAGGCATGAATAAAAAATCCATGCAACGGTTCAAAACGATATAATCTCGGATATGTCCTAAAGCTGTAATTTTATGGTTCTCTCCTCCATTTCGGTAATCTCATCATCAATTCCATTCAGGCACTCATCCATGAAATCAGCAATCATCTTCTTGTCCTCCTCACTTGTATAAATACCAGCTATATGTTTCACCCGGGAATAAAACTCCCCGGATTCTGTTCCCATTAATGGACGTAGATCCTCCAATTCCTCTCTCAGTGTTATAATCCTCAAATCCGCAACTACGCGCCTATATGATACAGAAGCGAAAATAATCTGCATC